CCACGGATTATAGCTTTGTTGTTCTTGAAATCATGTAAATCAATTCTTACGTTCGTTGGTAACCATTTATGTTTAGGTTGTGTTTTATCTTTTGTAAAATTGAAACACAACTGCATTCTGTTCAATAATGCATCTCTACTAATGATTTCTTTTCGATTTGCTAAACTCATATCATTAGAGGTAGACATTATTATCTTACTAACGAAAGGAATACCTTTGTTATCAAGTTGCGCTTGATTGGTTGAATACGGAATGTTAGAAATCCAATTAATCATTTTTAAAGCTGAGTTAGTTTCTATAGTACCTGATGCGTCTTGTGCGAAATCATCAATAACTGCAATATATTGACCAGTGTAATTGGTTTCATATTTATCACAGAAATTTACATGATATTCTACATTATCTTCACTAGGTATTTCAAAATCTAGACCGAGTTGTTCTTCAGTTTTACGTAACATAGTAATTAAAACTTGCGTTATAATACTAGTCAAACTAGATTTTCCTGTATGTGACTCACCAATTAAATTTGTCCAAAATGGAACAAATCTTGTGGTTTGTCCTTTCGCTGACTTACTAACTGCTTTTCTGACTTTTTGTAATTCTACCATTGTTTCCTTAATGTATTGAACCATTGGTTGCGGTATCGTTGTAATTTGATTTGCTATTTGAAATTGTAATTCATGAAGCACATCATATGTAAATTCTAATCTTTTTCTTTGAGCTGAATTAGATTGGACAACTATTAAATTGTCTGGGTTAACCAAGAATTTTGCATAATCAAATACTTCTATCTTTTTACAATTTTCTGATTCTACTACTGTTGAACTACGTAACAACGTAACTAAATGTGATTCACATTCAATTCCTAGAAAATCAAAAATTGTTTCATACAAAAATGAATTAAATTTCAATAACATTTCTTTAGTGGCGGCTAGACCACTTTTGATTTTGGACATATTAGCTAATGAATTTGCTACTTGTGTAAAGTTAAAATCGAAAATTGATGATAAATC